CATCATGGCCACGGATCGCCCAGCCGGTGGTGGTGCCCAGGTCCAGGGCTAGGATTGTCGATTGGGTCATACAGACCTCCTCTTCGGTTTGGCGAGCGAGGCGAGAGGGCTGGCCGGTGAAGGCTGCGGTCTCGCCAGGCCCCGAAGGTGGGTCTGGTCACGTCAGCTGCTGGGCGAGCACGCCGCCCGGCAGGTTCTTTCTAAGCCACTGAAGGGTTCAAGTGAAGCTTTGCGCCACCTAAGCCATTGGCATACCTATATAATATATATACTTCATATTATTATATAGTTATAGAGAGTGTGTCTCTCTATTATAAAGCGCGCGCGTATACGCGAGGTATATAGGTGTCCTCTTGAAAGATTGAAGAAGTTAGAGGTGCGGAAGGTTTCCATATATTTCAGGTGGTTGGACTGGATTACGGTTCCTTCTGACAGATTCTGCGGCCTGAAGCATCCCGCCAGACCCCCTGCCATCTGGCCATCCGGTAGACCATGGCTTGCCTAGTCGATGAGCCGCGCATGCCGGTGGTGATGTCCCCACTTTCGATCAACGTTTCCAGAATCTCATCCCGGTCCCGGGATTTCAACCATTGCGATGCACGCGTAACCTCGGACTTGGTGATCCCCTTGGCTCCGGCTCTTCGGATAATCTCCTTGAGCCGCTTCAAATGCGCCTCAACATCGGTGTCCGCGACATGCCGCTCGATCGCCTCCATGGTCTGCAGTGCAAAGTGGCGAACGAAGTCGATGGCCCAGTCCGCCGCCGTGATGTCGATCTCTGGCTGGGCCGGATCCCGCCCCACCGCCACGATGAGCGCCAGTTTCAAGGCGTTTTCCCCGATACGGGCCAGGATCGCCGTGAAGGCTGTGCCAGCGGCGGCTCGCAGCTCCTCGGTCAATTCGAGGCTGAGATGCTGGAACCGGGCGCGGGCGTCCTCGGTCATGGGCACGATCATTGGGTTCACGGCCGTGTTGTGAGCGGCGGTCTTACCGGTCAGGTTGCCTTGCGGCTGTCCGCTGCCATTTGCCACGGCTTGTAGCCCCTGGATCAGCGCGGGTGGGGCCTGCCGGATGCCCACCGCGATGTTTTCATCCGGGTAGTCCTCGTCGCTGGGCAGGATCAGGAAGCGGGCCAGCGAGCCATCAACGACGTTCGCCCCCTGCAGCGCGCCCCAGAAGTGCAGTGGCGTCGTGGTGCCGTAGACGCAAAGGCAGGGCTGCACGATATCCCGCCGTTCGTTCAAGCCGTCCCGATTGGCATATTCGGCCCCGAGAAAGATGCCACCGGCCGTCGTGAACAGCTCGGTCATGTTGTCGAGGATCTCGGTTATGTGGCGGGGGCTGCGTTTGCGGTCCGCCGCGGCCGACAGGAACATCCCGAATTCGTCGATCTGAAACAGGATCGCGGGCTGGCGGTGCAGCGCGGTCAGAAGCCCCGCACCGGAGGCGATCTTGTTGCCCCCGAGGTGGTGGGCCAGGCTCGCTTCGAAGAAGGTCTCGTTGATGATCTCTCGGGCATGGTTCTTGCCCGATCCGCTGTCGGCGATGCCAACGACATAGAGGTTCGAGCGCAGGTTGCTTGTCGTGCGGTAATTCCGCCCCATCAGGGCGCCGATCGCGCAGAGGCTGGCGCCGAGCGACAAGAGCGGTTGGGGCCGGCGGGCGGTGGTCAGCATGTAATCGGTGAGATCCCCGACCAGACCGTCCGGGATGACCAGCGAATAGGCTGGTGTGGACGCGGGCGCTGCCGGGGTGATCGCGGTCACATCCAGCCTTGCAAGCAACCCCGCTGCCGGATGGCCCCCTTCTTCGGGCATGCTGCCGTCCAGACGCAGATCGGGCTCGGGCTGCCAACCGCGCTCCACAGCGAGATGGTAGATCGTGCCCGCACCGATCCGGTCCGGCTTGAAGCTGGCCCAGGCTTTGGCCGTCATCGCGGGCATGTCCTTTGCCGCCTGGGCGGACCAATCGGCAAAGAGATCGGCTCCAGCGTCACCGAGGGCGCCTTTGAGCGCCATGCCGATGCGCATCCAGCTGTCATAGTCGAGCTCGGTATTGGGCAGCCATTCGAGCGCCGCCTGTATGGCGGGCAAGGTTCCGATTTGGCTGTGGCTGCGCAGATGCTCAGCCGCAGGAACGACAGCCGCGAACCCACGCTGGTGCAGGGTCTCGGGCAGCAGCGCATAGGCCTCCTCCAGAAAGGCAGCAGCAGCCTCGGCGGTGATCTCCGGCAGCGCCAGGATATCAAGGTCTGCCAGCCCTTCCTCGGGCCAGGAATAGGGCAGGCCCGTGTCAGGGTGGTTTGCATAGGCCACAAACTGCTGGCCGAGGCAGAGCACCTCCAGCGGATGGCGCTTGATGCCCCTAAACGGCTCAGACGCGCGATAGACCAGCATGCGCTTCGGGGCCCTTCCAATCCGCAGGGCGGGTGTGTCTCCCAGCCGGTCCCGCGCAAGTCGCTCGATCCGCAGCGCCAGCTCCGCGTCCTCGGTAATGTCGATATCGACCGCCGCAACCGCACCCCCGACGATGCCGATGCCGCACTCCGGCCAGCTGGACCATGTCGCGACCTCAACATCCGTGGTGGGCCGAGCGGCATGGCGGTTCCATTCGGGGTAATCGGCCCATGCGCCCCGCTTGAGCTGCCCCGGTTTCTTGGTGCCCGGGATGATCGGCAGGATGGCATAGCCGTTGGCGACAAGCCGTGCGCCGAAGCGCGCCATGAAAGAAGTCTCGCTCATCAGAAGGGGATCCCCGGGGTCATGGCGTCGAGCCGCGCACGGTCTTTGGCCGCAAGCTCACGCAGGTGGTCGCAATATCCGGTGATGACCGCATCGATGAAGCGGTCCCACTCGGTCTCGGTCAGGCTGGCCAGATCGGACTGGCCGAGACCTTCGAGGTACTCGCCGCCCTGCAGGCCGCCGACGGTCATGGCCTCGCTCTCGTTCGGAGTGGGATCGATCATGCCCCGCCTCCCATGGCAGATGTTCTGGCAGTCCCGGCTGCAAAGGTGTTTCCGGCTGGTAGCCCGTCGCGGGTCCGCGCGGGGGAAGACCGGGTTGAACCAGCCAAAGCCGCGAGGTTCCCGGTGGCAGATAGCGCAGAGGCCGGAGTGGGATTGGCGCATGGGTCAAACCTGTAGCCGGTGATTTCAAAATAGCGACCTGAGGGGTGGACCGAGATGTCGCTGGGACGTGCCAGCTGTGCCGCTTGTGCGATGGCTTCATCGACGCTCAGGGGCACGGGCAGATCTGGCGCGCGCTTGCGCCACCAGTCGGCCGCCTTCTGGCGCGCGTAGCCTTGATGCTCAAAGCAGACCCATTCGCTGTAGGACTTGAGCCCGCAGCTGTAGGTGACCTTCAGCGAAGGCAGCCCGCCTTGCTTGTCGTGGCGGCTGTAGGAAACGCCATGAACCCGCAGCCATTGCGGCGTCTTCGGGGACAGGATCGGCAGCGTGGCGGCGGTGGGGGCGATCTTCACCTCGCGGGCCGGGAAGATGTGGCCGCAATCCGGGCATTCCATCACCGAGATCGCGAGGATGCTCTCGCATTCCGGGCAGACCTTGGTGGGCACCTCGCCTCCACCTGCCTCACCGGGCCGCCGTGGGCGCACCAGATCGATGGGCCCGTGGCGGCGGACATTGCCGGCAAAGTCTAGGACCAGACAGTTCTCCTTGCCTGGTGCCAACCGCGTGCCCCGGCCGACCATCTGCACGTAGAGCCCCGCAGATTTCGTGGGGCGCAGGAGCGCGATAAGATCGACAGCCGGCGCGTTGAAGCCCGTGGTCAGCACGCCCATCGAAGCAAGCGCGCGGATTTCACCGCACTTGAAGGCGGCGATGATCGCATCGCGCTCGTCCTTCGGCGTGTCGCCAAAGATCGTGCGGCAAGTGATGCCTCGCCGTCCAAATTCCTCAGCCACATGGCGCGCATGCTCAACGCCTGAACAGAAGGCCAGCCAGGATTTCCGCTCGGACCCATGTTCAATGATCTCGGTGACCGCTGCCCGGGTGATCGCCTCCTGATCGACGGCAGCGGCCAGATCGCGCTGGATGAAATCGCCAGCGCGGGTGCCCACCTTCGAGACATCGAACCGGGTCTTGGGCTGCTTTGAGACGAGCGGGCTCAAGTATCCGGCGTCGATCAAATCGCGCACAGGGGCCTCGTAGGCGATATCGGTGAAGAGCGCGTTCTTGCCCTCGTGCAGCATGCCGCTGTCGAGCCGGAAGGGCGTGGCGGTCAGCCCGATCACCTTGAGCGCTGGATTGATCTGCGCCAGCCCGTCCAGAAACCGGCGATACATCGTGCTGGAATTGCCCGGGATCAGGTGGGCCTCATCGATCAGCACCAGGTCGGTGTGGCCGATCTCGTGGGCGCGGCGATGGATTGATTGGATGCCGGCGAAGAGAATGCGGGCCTGTGCCTCGCGCTTGCCCAAGCTCGCCGAGTAGATCCCAACAGGGGCCTCGGGCCAGAGACCGATCATCTCGGCATGGTTCTGGGCGATCAACTCGCGGACATGGGTCACGATCAGGATGCGCTGGTCGGGCCATGCCTTTAGCACGCCCTCGATGAAGGCGGCCATGACCAGTGACTTGCCGCCCGCGGTTGGAATGACCACCAGCGGATTGCCTTTGTTATTTTGGAAATAACCGTAGATCGAAGTGATCGCGGCCTGTTGATAGGGGCGCAGGGTCAGCATGAAGCAGCCTCCGGGGTACGTGCGTCATTTACCCAAGGGGAGCCATCGGTCATGCGGTAGGTGACGAAATCGTCGCCCGCATCGATGACCTCGCCCGGGACGAGATCGGGGATGAAGAGATGGCGGTTGCAGGCCATATCTCC